ACTTGCTTCCAATGCAGCCGGAAGAAGCAATGCACCGGAACCGACCATGCAAAGAGTAAACCAGAACTTATGCGTCAGGGCGTAGTAGGTATCACTTATTGAATAAGGGATTTCTTTACCCTTCTTTATCATCGCGAAGACATACCCGGCGATGAGGATGAATGACATTAATACTAGTAGAATCATAGGTTTATCTGTTTTTTAAGTTATTGATTAACTTTTGAAAGAGCTTCGTTGACAGCTACCTGAACAAATGCTACAAAATTTGTTTTCACATACCCTTTGATTTGTTCTGCCTGTTCAGGAGACAATTCCACTTCACCGTTCTTATAAATGTTTTGCGCAAGCTCCAATTCTCCTAAATCAGAAGTCTTTTGGTAAATCGCATTGCCTAACATTTTTGAAATATCAAGTGAATTCTCCTTTCCCTCGATATCCTTTACTTCAATTTTTCTAAAATCTATTTTCATAATTATCTAGTTTTACCAAAGGTTTGAATTATTACCTATTATCACCATATCCCATGCGAAGTCCGCTTCGGTCCTTCCATACCGAACTCGAAATGCAAATTCGTTAGCATTGCTCCACCTAATGGTGGCACCGGCCCATGTATCCCAAGTATCTTCTCGAGCCGTAATCATCACATAGTAGTCATTGGTGCCTAGATTATGCGTTATAATCCACCTACCAGTTCCTTCTTTGCGTGCACTTAGTGGGGCTCCTTGTGACCAATATCCGAAACTAGATCCATTAGAAGTACCAGCCGCCAATACTCCAGGGGCGTTCCAACGTTCTCCTTTACGGCATTTAAAAAAATGTGCACCCGCGCTTTCAATCGCAGCCCTAGCATTGTTGTTTGCTAAAATACTCAACGTAGGCATACCTCCACCTCCACTAAGAACCACGGCTGCTCCAGTATCGTTTCGAATATTAAGAAGCTCATTTACTGGAGCTGAATCTCCATATTCATTTATCCTAAGAAATCGGGTCCCACTATCAACACCAACACCAATATATCCAGAACTTAAAGTAATTAAGTTATCTCCTTCAACTGTAAATCCCCCAATCTTCGCTCCCGTAGTAACCACTAGATTCTCCGTATTGATATTCTTTGCATCAATCATCGGAACACCGTCAACCTCTTTAAATAGAGCTATATCTTTACCTGTATTAGTGCGGATTAGAGTACTATTAGCAGTCAATATCAATTGACCGTTGGCAGTATTTATTCCACCATCAGGAGTCAATTCAAAACCTGTCTGGTTATGCTTGATACCTCCTTCAGTTATCATCCAACCCTCTGTCTTCTCCAGATTACCCACAAATATCCCCGAAGTACCGAGCACATCAATAGTTGCGTTCTGAGCCAAAAGGACGTTGGTAGCTACGTTCACAAATTCACTGAATTCTTCCCACTTCGTTGAATCGAAAGAAGAAGTAGATGTATGAGTAATCTTACAGAGTTTGTTCTGGCCGTTATAGATTACAGTATCTATAAATGCATCATTATGATAATACTCAGTATTTGCTGCCCATACTCCACGCGGGCGGAGCATTGCACCGGGTAATCCTGTTTGTCCTTGGCTTCCAGTAATACAAGCCGGATCGCTTTCCCATGTAGAATTGTCCGTATAAGTGACCTTGGTCTTAGACCATAAGTATTTGCCGTTTTGCCACGTGGGAGAAGTGCTAGACCAAGAACCACCAACTAAGGAACTGGAAGAAGTAGAAAGGTAGTATAAGACATCAACAGAACTTATCCCTACGCCATCGTTCCCGCTAGGTCCCTTTCCGCCTGTCACACATACGGGTTTAGTTTCCGTATAAGAATTGTCTGTATAAGTTATAATAGAGCGCGTCCAAATATATTTACCGTCCTTCCATGCCGGAACAGTAGTAGACCATGAACCACCCGTAGTGGTGCTATATGATGTAGACAAATAGTATTGCTCGGAAACACTTTTAACGCCAATTCCCGTAGCCCCCTTACCACCCGTAACACATATCGGATCGGTTGTCGTTGATGCACTATCTGTATATGTTATTACTGACCTAGTCCAGATATATTTCCCATTTTCCCATGTCGGAGGTGTTGTACTCCAAGAGCCACCAACCAAGGAATTAGAAGAAGTAGATAGATAATACTCTTCGACAATGCTTGAGACTCCCCTACCATTATCTCCAGTACTGCCTTTACCTCCGGTGATACAAGCCGGATTGGTTTCAATAGACGAACCGTCTGTATAGACCACTTTGGTTTTACTCCAAATGTATTTCCCATCTACCCAAGTTGGTGAGTTCGTAGACCATGAACCACCGGAAAGGGAGGTTGAAGAACTGGAAAGATAATAAAGAACATCAACGCTCTGTACACCTTTACCGTTCTTTCCTGCTTCGCCCTTGATTTTAGACCATTTGTAATCAGAGAATACATTACTGTCATTTTTCTCAAAGTCGGTATACTGCCCAATCCATTCCCCTGAAGTTTCCCCATTATTGTCTGTAAACGTTTGGCCGTCATTTGAATACTTAATATGCAAGTATGAAGTCTTTCCATCTTCGCCATTAACACCGGGAATCCCTTGTTCACCTGTTGCACCCTGTAATCCTTCAAATCTGGCCCATGTATACTTGGAGGGATCATTACTATCCTCCTTAGTAAAGTCTACATAAGTACCGATGAACACATCTGGCGTTTCTGTCATTTGAGAAGCTGTAGGGTTCTGGACGGGAGAATATTTAATATGAAAATATGATGTTAATCCATTTTCTCCATCTTTGCCGGGTATTCCATTCTGTCCGGCTGGCCCTTGCAGGCCTTGTAATCCCTGTGGCCCACGATCTCCCTGCGGCCCTTGAGGGCCTTCAGGACCGGCTGGCCCTTGTGCTCCCTGTTCTCCTTTGGAAGTATACTTCAACCAGTCCGTAGAAGAATCTGACGGTTCCTGCGTAGTAGTAGACTCAATACATATCCATGTACTGCCGTTATGAGTCACTTCATCGTAGTACCAATACGTACCAGACTTCCATTTACCCTTGAGTACCGGAACGGGAGCCTCAGTCACACCGTCACTGGATATCTGCCTGATAGTTCCGGTCATATAGACTCTATTGAGATATGCGCTATGACCGGACATATCAATGCCAAACAGCTTCAGGTTAGATAAGTCGCCCAACTGCATGGCTATCATCTCCTTCGTTATTTCCCAGTTATTAACACCCTTAAGGAAGCGAATGTAATTCTGTGTAGAGTAACATGACTTTTGGCGATCAGCGTTAGTGAAATTACCGTATGCGACAAAATGCATCGCCTTACAAGGATTAAAAGTATATCCACTACGGAGGACGTATTTAAAAGAAGCGTTGTCTATCTTTTCTGTAATCCGAAAATACGCAGTCTGAAAACCGGTATCGTTATTGAATACTCCCTTACAGATATCATCAATCTCTACTTGTGATACCTCCCCGGGTTCCAGCTTTAAATGAACGGTCTTGTTCGCTACATCTACTGATTCAATGATACCACCGCCGGGAGCATTCCATTCTTCACCGGAGACAATAGACACACGGTTATACCGCAACTCCGGTACTTCCAAGAAATCACGCAGCCGCAAAGACTTTGCGTCAATATGGCCTTCGGGAGTAATCAGCCAGCCTAGGAGGTTCTGCACATAGTCTTTTGATGATATTTCCTTTGAGAAAGTTGCGTCTTCGACTATCAATTTCTGAATAACAGCCTTGATCTTAACATTAATACCGGCAAGGAAAGTTATCAACCCTCTAGCTTCATCATCCTCTATCTTGCTAAGATATTTGTTCCCGGATTCTTCTTCCGTAATAATT